GATGCAGATTCCAAGGCAAAAGCAGGATATCTAATTTCTCTTGCTGGACAAAGAAAAGACTGTGTTACCACTATTGGACCACACAGAGCTAACTTGGTTGGTGTAACAAATACAACAACCCAGACTGATAATCTAATTAAGTACTTCAGTTCACTTGCATCTTCCTCTTATGGAATCTTCGATAGTGGATATAAGTACACTTATGATAGATTTAACAACAAGTTCCGTTGGGTTCCAACTAATGCAGATATTGCAGGATTGATGGTACGGACAAACGTTGTTGCATATCCTTGGTTCTCACCAGCAGGACAGCAACGTGGTATCATTAACAATGCAGTTAAACTTGCATATAATCCAACTAAAGCGCAAAGAGATCGGTTGTATCCCGCAAGGATCAATGCTGTTGTAACACAACCTGGCATTGGAACCCTTCTATTTGGTGATAAGACTGCTCTAGGTTATGCATCCGCATTCGATAGAATTAACGTTCGTCGTTTATTCCTTACAGTCGAGCAAGCACTGCAAAGAGCAGCAGAGGCTCAACTATTCGAACTTAACGATGAGTTAACAAGAGCAAACTTCCGTAACATTGTTGAACCATACCTACGTGATGTTCAGGCAAAGAGAGGACTTTACGGATTCCTAGTTGTTTGCGATAGCACTAACAACACACCTGATGTCATTGATAACAACGAATTCCGAGCAGACATCTTCCTGAAGCCTGCGAAGGCAATCAACTACGTAACACTTACATTTGTTGCTACCCGTACTGGTGTTAGCTTCGATGAAGTAGTTGGTAGAGTTTAATAACGTAATCTAAATAAACACAGGAGGATAACCTAACAATGGCAACTTCAACACCAAATAAGTCAATTGCCGATTTTAAATCACAATTAGTCGGCGGCGGCGCAAGGCCGAATCTGTTTCAGGTAGAACTAACCACTCTACCTGACGCTGTAGAAGGTTGGCAAGCAGAGAAAATGCAATATCTCTGCAAAGCAGCATCATTACCTGCTTCTAATATTGCTAACATCGACGTACCTTTTAGAGGTCGTATTTTTAAGGTTGCTGGAGACAGAACATTCGATGTTTGGACTGTTACAGTCATCAACGATGAAGATTTCATTCTAAGAAATGCTTTTGAAGGATGGATGGATCAGATCTCTAAGTTAAGCAACAACCTTGGAGCAACTGAACCTGCTTCTTACATGACCGATGCAACTGTACATCAGTTGGGTAGAGGTTCTGTTAAGAATAGTAAGGATAGTGCTGGTGAAGTAAATTCTATCTTGAAGTCTTATAAATTCATTGATATATTCCCAACTGCAATCTCTGCAATTGATCTTTCATATGATACTGGAGATGCAATCGAGGAATTCACTGTAGATTTCCAAGTTCAAACCTTTGAACTAATCTCAGGAGGTTCTAACGGATAGGCTAAATAAAAGAAGCTAAATAGAAGAAAGATATTGATAAATCATGTCTAAATTATTTGGATTCTCGATAGAGGATACCGAACCACTATCTCCTACTGCGGTCTCTCCCATACCTCCTAATGATGAGGATGGGAATGACCACTATATGAGTAGTGGTTTTTTTGGGTCTTATGTTGATTTGGAAGGTGTTTATCGCACCGAATTTGAGTTAATTAAAAGATATCGTGAGATGGCATTACATCCAGAAGTGGATAGTGCTGTTGAAGATATTGTGAATGAAGCAATTGTTTCTGACCTAAATGATTCTCCAGTAGAATTAGATTTAGACCATCTTAATGCTAGTGATGGTATTAAGAAGAAAATTAGAAATGAATTTAAATTTATTAAAGATCTATTAGATTTTGATAAAAAATCTCATGAGATCTATAGAAATTGGTATATTGATGGTAGAATCTATTATCATAAAATAATAGATTTAAAGAAACCACATGAAGGTCTTCAGGAATTACGTTATATTGATGCAATGAAAATGCGTTATATACGTAAAGAAAAGAAGAAAGACAGTGACAAATATAAGGCTCCAGTGTTACGTGATACTAGTAATCCTATGGATTATGAGTTTCCAGAACTGGAAGAATACTTCATTTATAATGCAAAATCAGGAGTTCCTACTGGGAACATGAATGCTACTGGTCCTAGTCAAGGAATTAAGATAGCAAAAGATGCAATTACTTATTGCACTTCTGGTTTAGTTGATAGAAATAAAGGAAATACTCTATCATATTTGCATAAAGCAATTAAATCGGTAAACCAACTCCGAATGATTGAGGACTCTCTAGTAATATATCGTTTATCCCGTGCTCCAGAAAGAAGAATTTTCTATATAGATGTAGGCAATTTGCCGAAGATGAAGGCAGAGCAATATCTCCGTGACGTGATGATGAGATATCGTAACAAATTAGTCTACGATGCATCTACAGGAGAGATTCGAGATGACAAAAAGTACATGGCAATGCTTGAAGATTTCTGGCTCCCTAGAAGGGAAGGAGGTCGTGGAACTGAAATTTCTACTCTACCTGGAGGTCAAAACCTTGGTGAAATCACGGATATTGAGTACTTCAAAAAGAAATTATATAGGTCGCTCAATGTACCCCCATCAAGAATGGACGGAGAAGGAGGATTTAATCTGGGACGATCATCAGAGATATTAAGAGACGAATTAAAATTTACTAAGTTTGTTGGACGTTTGAGAAAGAGATTTTCAAACATGTTTAATGACATGCTGAAGACCCAATTACTCCTGAAGAATGTAATTACTCCAGAAGATTGGGAGGTTATGAGTGAACATATTCAGTATGATTTCTTATATGATAATCATTTTTCTGAATTAAAAGAGTCAGAATTGTTAAATGAGAGATTAAATAGCGTTGCAACAGCAGAACCATATATTGGAAGGTATTTCTCTCAAGATTATGTACGGAGAAAAATCCTTAGACAGACTGATGAAGAGATACTAGAACAAGATAAGTTAATTAAAAAAGAGATAAAGGACGGTACTATTCCCGATCCAGCCACTATTGATCCAGAAACTGGAATGCCATTAGATGCTGTTTCGGCATCTGCATCCTCTATGGATGGTGGTGCTCCAGTTATGGAGCCAGATTTAGAGTCTGAAACAATGAAACCTGTGGAGCTTCCTAAAGGTGGAGAGATTTAAGGCTTTTACCGTTGCAGATTTACAGCTACTATATAATGCTGTAGATTTCTATTTGGAAAATAGAATAGGTGTATATAACGGAAAGGAATCAATCAAAGAACCTACTGAAGATGTTTATGCTATGAAACAGCGTTTATCTAAGTTGGCTTTAGAGAAGAATTTCTATTCTCATTAATACATAAATACTAAAGGTTAATTTAATGAATTATTACCATGCCTGATATGAATGACGTACAAGGTGAATTAATGGATATGATTATCGCTGATAAATCACCTTCCCAAATTAGTGATCGAATAAAAGATATGCTATTTGCTAAGACAGCAGATAAAGTTGATGGTTACAAATCAACAGTTGCATCTCAAACATTCGATTCACCAGAACCCGAAGAAACTTCAGTAGAAGATTCAGTTGAAAAAGTAACTGATACATCTACATCTGTTGGTGGAGAAGGGGTCTAATTATAAATAAAACTAGTAAAATGATTTCTGGAAAATAATGGGACATAAACCAGTTGGGAATACCACTACTCGCTCTACTAGCACATCGAGTGCTGCGACTGGTGCATTAGCCCACAAAACAGGAAGTTTAAGAGTTGCTTGTGTAGGTGCTGATTCTTTTGTTGCTATTGGAACTAATCCAACTGCAACTGCTGCTAATGGATATTACGTTCATTCAGGTGGTACTGGAATTATTGCTTTAGGTGCTCCTGGAGCAAATCAAGTTATTGGTATTACAACTACTAATGCAACTGCAGGTGTTAACGGTGCAGATGGTGCATTTGTCACTGTTATTGATTTTCCAGAAGGAACAGGATGTCCTTTCGAGGTAGGAGATGCTGTTACTTTAACAGTAACTAATGCAGGTGGAGGAGATCAATCATACTATGATTTTAGTCATAAATGTGTAGCATCAGTTAATACTAGTGCTGGTGTTAATGGTTATTTTGGTACAAGATGTATCATTAACAATGATTATGGAGTTGGTTATGCACATACCGCATTGTCATCTAGCAATTATGCAGAACTTAGAGGATCCTTTAAGGTTGCATGTTTGACATCAACTGGATCTGGTAATGCTTATATCCAACAAGTTCAAGTATCAGGAGACGCATGATGAAACTCATTAGGGAAGAAATCGAAACAGTCGAATTCGTAACTGAAGAAAAGAATGGAAAGAAGTCTCTCTATATTGAGGGAGTTTTTCTCCAAGGAAACATAAAAAACCGTAATGGTAGAATGTATCCTATGGAAACTCTTGCTAAAGAAGTTCAAAGATACAATGAATCTAATGTTGTAACTGGTAGAGCACTTGGTGAATTAG